GAGATCATGAGTTCTTTGTCGTTCATGTGCTCTTCCTCATGAGTAGTTCTTTGATATGTTCTGGGACCTTGGGCAGTGGTGCCCAGGCCACGGCCCAGTCAGCCCAAGTCCCGATCACGCAGACGCCACTAGGGTTTAGCAGTAGCATCTTGACCCCAAGCGGCGGCTCCTGATCTTCAACGGTGCGCCAAAAAGCCTCACCAGATAAGTAAGACGTGGCTTTTTGAAACATGTTGTGATCACCACTCATAGCTCACTCCTTGCTCTTATAGCTTCCGCACACATTCCTGCAAGACCTTTGGTGTAATACTTTTGAAAAACTTCTTGCCGCTCTTCACACAACTTCACACACGCCTCACGCTCTTCTTGTCTAATCAACTCGGCAAAGTGCTCGATGTCACCGTGCAGGGTCAATCCGTTATCTTCTATTAACTTAAATACGTTCATTGCTCACCCCTTGCTCTGTTAATTGGCGTTGGTAACGCGATCAGTTCACGCAGCGCGTCCATTGTTTTGTAGCGCGGATTAGCGCATTGATCAGTAGCCATCCGGCTAATCGTAGGTGTGCCGACGCCAACGTATTGGGCAATCCCTCTACGACTCCAGCCGATCATTTCAAGCGTTGCAATCATGTCTGAGGGTTTCATTGCTCACCCCTTGCTCTGATTGCTTCGGCGCACCGTTTAGCACCTTCAGCAATACGCAGTAGCCCTTGATTGCCTCGTGGTAGATAAAACGCTTCTTGGTGGTAAGCCTCATTCGCTTCTTCTAAACACAACTTCGCACACGCCTCACGCTCATGTGCTGCGACAAGTGCGGCGAAGCGTTCAAGAACATTGGGGGTGGCAAAGACTTGCACATCGTCCCAGTGTTCTGGGCTTCTGAATGGTTTGCACCCAGCCTCTCGTGCCATGCGGATGATGTCTTCTTGGGTCATATCTCACCTTTGATGACGTTGATCGCATACTTGTAGTAGGTGTGCGATTCGTTTCGCTCTTGCAGTCGCTCAAGGATGTCGATGATCTGCTTCTCTTTCTCAGCCGCAACAAGGGCGGCGAAGCGTTCAAACGATTCAAGGTTTGCGCCCGTGTATGAGACTGGGTTAAAACCAGCCTCTCGCGCCATCTTGATAATGTCGTCTCTATCCACCGTTCTTCTCCTCCGGCTCGTGCGTACATGCGTTTTCGTAGTCAATAACGTCCTGCAACCGATAGCGAATCAATCCACCCAACTTTATGTACCGGACCCCTTTTTTGAAAGACCGGTCACGTTCCAGTGTTGCTTCGCTGATCTTCCATCGAGTAGCAAGCTCCACTTGTGTTATGAATTGCTCATTTGTTGTCATTGCTCACCCCTTGCTTTCAGCATCGCATCCGCTAAGGCATATGCTGATTCTGCATACTTCATTGAATCTACGTTTTTACCGCTAGGAATTAATGCCTGCATCGCCTTAGCCGCAAAGTAATCGCGCAGGGTCATGCCCGTCAGCCCAACCCATTCCTTCTTTTGTGGTTTGCTTGAAATACAGGTAACCGTATAAGGCCTGCCACACTGGCAACTCCATGCCACAGGCCCGTCTGCTGGTGTCTTTGCGTTTTTGTTTTCGCTCATGCTAAGAACTCCTTGATGGCCTCGTACACATCCGTGCGTCCGTGCTGGTCGTTTAAGCGTATGTCCCACCCGGCGTAGCGCATCTCTTTCTCAACCCATCGCAGAAGCGACCTTATGATCGCATCTCGCTCATCGCATACGGCTTCGTAAGCCTTTTCCCATACATGCAATCGGCGCAGTTCGTCGGCGGCTTCTCCGCATAGACCCGTGTGGCTGAATTGCACGTCAAGTTCTTCTAGCGCATCAGCCAGCACTAAGGCTTTGGGTTGTGGGTTCATGTGTTCTTCTCCTTCAAGAATTGCCGCACAGCGATGACCGCTCCACGAGATTAGCCCACACTTTGGACATAAAGAATCCTGCTGGCTCATGTGTTTTTACCTCTTAATTTAAGTTCTATATGCCTTGCATAGTCATGCAAAGTCTCGTTAGGTTTCCAATCCACTGCGCTGATCTCCTCATCCGTCAGCCCAACCCATTGCTTTGGTGGTGCGGTGTAGAGTGGAATCTTTGGCAGGTTTACTATTGTTGGCGTATGCCACGATGTAAGTTTGGCCCACTCAAGTTTTTGCTTTTCCACATTAATAAACGCCACAGGCTCTTGCTCTGTCTCTAGTGCTTGGCGCAAAACGGCGATGGCTTCGACGTAGTAATTTTCATCGCCTGTTTCCGTCAACATCTCTGCGCTTGCATCCTCCAGCACCTCTATCGCTTCTTCAATAGCTTCTCTATCCATGATTCTTCTCCTTGAGCTTGGCTTCGATAAGGTCACGCAGTTTCAGCAAAGAATCGTCACAAGCCTCACCATCAGGTGTCCACCAGTGCATTGCTTCTGGGTCGTCCTCGTTTTCGTAATCCTCATGAATGTCAAATCCTGCTTGATATGCAGCGACCATTACTTCCTGATCCGTCAGCCCAACCCACTTACGCTTTGCAATTACTTTTTCGTGGTATGTCTGATCGTTCATTACTGCCATAGCAAGTGACTCGCATGTTTTGCACGGCGTAGGGTCTTTGTAAAGCGCAGTCCATCGCTCAGGATGACGGCCAATGTCTGCGGGCATGTGCGTGATGACATTACCTTCAATAACGTTGTGCATCCACGCCACCGGCTCTTGATCATCTTTTGAAACTTTTTTGGGTGTTGGTAGCTGCCGCCAAACTTCGTCCTGACACCTTATCCATGTGGTGGTAATCCACTGTTGCACTTCCTCTAGCGTCATTGCTCTGTTTGCCGCAGGCCCGTCTGCTGGTGTCTTTGCGTTTTTGTTTTCACTCATGCCCTACCCCCAATCGCCTTGGCGATGGCTTCATGAGCCTCGCGTTCTATCGTCTTGGCCCAGTGCCCGTTATCTATCAAGCATATGTTGAGGATCGTGTTGAGTGCCTTCAGCAGATCCTGATTGACCTCATGCAATCGGCGCAGTTCGACGGCTGATTCCCTGCCCGTGCTATTGCTTATTCGTCCTTGCACAAACTCAGCGTCCAGCGCATCAGCCAGCCGCAAGGCTTCGGGTTCTGTGCTCATGTGTTCTTCTCCTTTAGCTTGGCTTCGATGGCTTGAATAAAGTCAACGGTGTAAGCGCCAAACATAATGGGGTTTTCATCGCATAACGGCTTGAGTTCCTCATCCGTCAGCCCAACCCATTGCTTTGGTGGTGCGGCGTAGAGGGGTTCTAATTCATGGTCAGCAAAAGCATGCGACTTAGTTTTTAGGACAGACACAGACCCATCAGACCAAGTTTTCAGCCACAAAACTGGCTCTTGCTCTGTCTCTAGTGCTTTGCGCAGGGCGGTGATAGCGTTCTGTTGTAGCGTTAAGCCTGATCCAAACGCAGTGATTACTTTCTCCAGCGCCTCAAGCGCTAGTTGCATAGCTTCTTTGCTCATCGCTCCCTCGCTTTCAGCATGGCGTCTGCAATCATGTAGGCCTGCCTCGCGGTTGCATCAAAATAATTCCCCTGCGCCAGTGCTTGCATCGCCTTGGCTGCAAGGTAGTCGCGCAGGGACATACCTGATTGGATTAGGTGCGAATGTGCAATGGGAAACGCTGGTCCACCATCTGTTGGTGTCTTTGCATTTTTGTTTTCGCTCATGTTCTCGTCCCCAGTCCAAATGGATCGTGCCAAGCCCTCGCTACCTTAGGTTCTCGTTTCTTGTAGGTTCTGTATTCATCCTTGACTGCAAAGCAGATCACCATCGTCTTTTTCCAGGTCACCTCTTGCTGCTTATAGCCTTTTGTCTTAATGACTAAATCGTCTGCTGCCAACTCAACCAGCAACTGGTCAGCACGGCGCTTGGTGATCTTGAACTTCTCCCCGACATGCTCTGCCGTAACGGGATTCTTGAGCCCGCGCAGGTAATCGAAGATCATCTGCTTTCGACGCTCCTTTGGTATCAAAGTCATAACTTTCTCCTGTAGTAAAACGCCCAAGCCCCTCGAAAGAGCATCGTCTTAACAACCAGACCTTTTGCCTCGAGCGCTCGTATCATCTTGAGCGCATTTTGCGGCGTACAACTAAAACTTTTGGCTAATCCCGCAAGCGACATCCAGTCATCAAGCGCCTGTAAGTACCGCTCTTGTGTCGGCGTCAGCGCCTTGTACTGGCTAAGCAACTGCTTACTAAACTGTTTGACCGCTTCTTCATGCTCGGGCCTGCCTGAAAGCAGCACGCCCGTGCGCCGAGCCAGCTTGAGAATCTCGGCATTGTTCATGCCCTATCTCCTGCGTGTTGCTTCCACTCCTCCTTGTCCTTCATGCGTTGCTCGTAGACCTCCATGAGCAACTCTGCTGCCTCTTTGATCTTGAACTTCTCATTCGTGCAGTAGTCAGGAAGGCCCTCGGCGTAGCCCTCCAACCACGCCGCGAGCATCGCAAATTTGTAAGCTGGGCTCATGACTACGGTCTCAACCACTGCTGCCAATTCTTTGTCCACTCACGAGGCCATAAAGTCCGCTCTTCGACCTGGGCCCCGAGAGCAAAGAGCTCTGAGGCAGAGAGCCGTTTGCCTTTATCCTCTTCATGTTCATCCATCTTCCGAATGCTGTTGTAGGTCGTCACAAAAGCCCCTGGCTGCACCCAGCATGGCTTGCTGTAGTGCGGCAGGTATGTCATGCCATTTAAAACGAACACAGGCTCGGGAGCCGTGATCGCCATAACTTTAGTCGTCATCATGATTGTCTTTCCATAAAAGGTGGGTCTTTGTCATCATCATCGATAGCTGCATCCAGCATCTCGATAAGCCGTGTGAGGTGGCGCACAAGCCGCCAGTCGTGGTGATCAATCGCCACTTTGATCACCTGAACGATCGCTTCGTGATCTTTACTCATGCTCGTCCTCCCTTTGAGCTATGTAGGCTGAGCGAATTAACGAAGCGGCCATCTTCAAAGCTTTGTCTTCATCCATGAGCTTGTGCTCGACAACGTAATGCACATGAATGGCCATCAACCATCCCAATACGTACATCGACGTGTCAGCGTTATAGTCATCAAAAAGATCAAGCGCCTTGGTCAGCAACTGCTGGCTCTCGTGAATGGTCTTTTCTAGTTCAACATCGAAGCTCATAGCGACCTGCCTTGCAGCCGCTCGCCAACAAGTTTGGCGTAGCCTGCAATGTCCAGATAGTGATCAGCAATATCTGCATTGCCGTTGATGATGCGTGCGATCTTGTGGATGATCATCTCCAGTGCTTCGGCCTGATCATCAGCAAGGCGCTTGTTCCTTGAGCCAAGCTCCCTGTAGAGCAAGCTCTTAAACTCCTGCGCTGTTTTGGCAAGCGAAACAAAGCTGCCGTAGCTCTTGCCCCGCTCGGCAAGCAACTTATCAACCGAATCAGGCGTGCGCGTGCCGCCTCCTGCAATCGCGATGTATTCCCGAGCGGCCTTTTGTGCCACGTTAAACAAGCCCAAGGGGAGGACTACTTTGGACTTGCGTGGGCCGAGCTTGCGGCCTTTTAAAGGCGAAGGCTTTTTGCGTGGACCAAGCTTGCGGCCCTTAAGCGGTGAGACTCTTTTAACGGGTTCGTTATCCATGTTCATTCTCCTGTTGAAAATAGTGCTTTGTAAAAAGCCCATTTGGCTTTGTAAAAAGGATCCTCAGACGGCGGGACCCAGGTATCGCGCACCTCTCGTTTAATGTTGACGGCAAGGCCAACACCACGAAAGTTGTACTCGATTGCTTCGACGGGCTGGCCATCAATTTCCTTTGCACCACGCAAATCAAAACGCGTAAGCGTCTTGGCAGCAGGTTGGTTACGAAACCTTGCTAGGACATCAGAGCCAGACTTCCATTGACGTTCTTCCATCTTCTTTCTCCTGTATCAGAATGGTGCCTCTTCGACACCTTCAAGTACTGTACTACGTTTTTGCTGCTTTTTGTGCCACTTGATAATCTTTTTTTGTTCTTCTTCGGTTCTAAACGGCCACTTCATTTGCTCAGGACTGATAGGAAAGTCATCAGTCCCCGTGTTCTCTTCTGTATTCATTGTATTCCCTCAGTAGTTTCTCATGCATTTGATGTAAGTTATGTAACTTTTCTTCCGTCTCTGCCCAACGAATCTTCCACAC